CCACCTGTTACCTATTACAATATCTTGACCAAAGAATACAGCGAAGAATGGATAGGACACGTTGTCGGATGTAAAACCGGTAGTTTCGATCCGAAAGGACGATATCATCCACACAACGTGGCACAGTTCTTCAATTCGGTAACATTGATTGTTTCAATTGATAAAAAGAAAGAAGTCAATGTGAAGTTGTTTAAAAATGGCAAATTGCAATTAACCGGAATTCCATCAATCGAAGCAGGTAATCGCGCAGTGGGTATCGTTCTCCGGTATATAGAAGATACCTATCAGATTAAATTGCGTATTGAACAGTATCTCGGTCAATATGATATCCGAACCGTCATGTTAAATACCTGTTATGAAGTCGGGTTTCCAATACACCGTGAAGTATTGTATGAAATCCTTGTGAATCAATATAAGATGGTTGCGATGTATGATACCGAAGGATATCCGGGTGTTCGCCTACACTACTATTATAACTCGAGTAATATAGGAACATCAACCGAAGGTATCTGTCAATGCAAACCGATGTGCAAAGGGACTGGCAGTGACTCTGGGAATTGCAAACGTATTTCCATCGCAATCTTCCAGAGTGGAAAGATTATTATTGCAGGTGGATGCCATGAAATGGAACCGATACTTCGCGCATATGAATTCTTGAATAAACTATTACGCGAATCGCACCAAAATATACGGAAATATATCACGACAGAAGCAAAGCAACCTTCTAAAAAACGCAGAGCGATAGGACGTTCAAACGATGTAATTATGCAGTTACTCCATAACCAATTGCGTCAAGGCATTGAACAGATCACAATTAGTTCGACCGGTTCATCTGCATCGATATCTGTGCCAACTATACCGAAAAGTGATCGTTCTGTATCCGCGATGCCGGTGAATGTTCCACATAAATTGAAGTGGGTTAAATTGGAAAAATCACGTATTCAAAATATCGAACTCTACAAAACGATGGTAATGTATCGGACGATGCAATTGAACGTGGTCGTTGCAAAATAGACATAGGTGACTCTCAATCAATACGTGTTTCGAATTGAATGTGACATAACTCCATCGGAGTGTTCTTGAATACGATGGGTTCATTCACGTGATTAAACAACTGAATACTAACGCGACTTGCATAAAAGGGTCCTTTTCTTTTATGGAATTCATAATATCCATTTGGATTACGATTGAGATAGAGCGGTATCTTGTATTTCGAATTGATGACCAATAAGACATAGGGCATCGTGTGTAATTTATATCGACGCACCAGTGAATCTGTACAAAGGAATGATGTGAAGTAAATTGGACGCGATACATCGACATCGATGCTTTTTTCTTCAACGTAATTGAGTGTGAATGATGTTGGAGACCCTACCTCTATTACTACGTGTTCGACAACATTTTTTTTCTCTTGCTTCTCTTGGATAATCGGTTGTTCTTCTGTATTTGTATTTGTATTTGTATTTGTATTTGTATTTTTGCAGACATGCGTACCATTGTGTGCGCCATCGTGGGTGACGTTTGATAGAGGAAGAGGAACTGATACCGGTTCAACTTTCAATTGTATAGGCATCGCGGTCGTTTGTTGAACAGGAATATTCGTATTATCGTTGAGATGTAAAGGTGTCCTGTTGATAATAATCGGTTGTTGTAATATCGATAATGGTTGTGGATTCGTCAATGGAGTCGATGCAAACTGTAATACGGGTTCAGGAACTACAGTGACCTGTTTCTGAATGACCGGAACGACAGGAATCGATTGAGGGATCAACATATCTGGAAGAGACGATGCCGAACCCATCGTATCCCTTTGTATAATTGATTGATAATCATGCGATTCGTCCATTAGTTTTTTAGGGTCCACCATCGATGCGGACATATACTTTTTATAGGTCTGTAAATATTTCACGAGTTCTTCAACCAATTTCTTGTCGAGTGGGTACGGTTCATCCACGAGATTATACTTGTCAATCATGATAATGTATTCATTTTCCGGTAAATTCGGTAATATTCTGTCAAACATCCCACGCAGTTTTTCGACGAGTACAGCCTTCTGCATTCCGTATTCCGATACACTACGTTCATGGGATTCGCCCTCAAACATATGTTTGCGTTGTTCAATTTTCTTTTCAAGAAGGTCGCGTTCGTGTTGTTTTTGTAATCGCACATTGTTCCATGTACTCTGTTCAAAGTATGACATATCGTGTTCGATTATTCCCTATTGAGAACACGGAAAATTACATAGTTAAAAAAACGGAAGAAAATTATACAATTATAATAACCGTATCGGCACAATGGACACCGCATCAGCATCCTATACATTTGCACCAGCAGAGGTATCATCCTCTACATTATGGTATGTTGCCGTATTCGAAATATTACTCTATTTAACCATCACACTCTACATATTTGACCGATTTCTAACGAAATACCACGTTGCTGAAATCAAAGACAATCCGAATTCCGCAAAGAAGGATATCTCTTTTCTATTTTCATCCGCATTCGAACAAGCAGGTCTCCGGCGAACAGACAGTTTCATCGGAGTTATCAGTAGTCAAGTCGCAAAGATATTCCTCGTGTATCGCACGATGTTCGATAGTCTATTCGGTTCTGTAAGTAAAATCATGGAAGGACAATCGAATTCAATTAATACAATACGTAATTCGATGAGACCAATTCAGATGTATATACGGTCCGCGTCGTCCTTCTTCTATAAACGTCTGGACAATATCGTCATCGGTTCCATGTATTCCTATCACAAGATGCGCCAACTGATTCGTCGTTCGCTTTCCGGGTTCAACCTCGTATTCCACAGTATCGAACACACACGTAATACACTTGCATCCATACCGAATGACCCCTTCGTTCGCGCTATTGGTAATACTGCAGGACAGTTTGGTCGTATCTATAGCGGTGTGAATCGTCTATGTTTCATCGATAAAACCAAGTGCAAACTCGACGACGGGTCTTATCGATACATGCGCGATATACGTTGTGGTCAACGTTTGGACAATGGTGCCATCGTGAAATCGACCTTTACGCTTCTCAATACAACGAATGATACGACGTATCAAGTTCCCGATAATGACAGTGTCATACAAGTCAGCGGTTCGCATCTTATCTATGACAAGTATGAAAACAATCGTTATCGTTCATGGAAATTCGTTCGCGATATGCGCCTTGCTACAAAGAGTTCATATGCACCATCGCGGTGGTATTCGATATCGACGACGACCAATACATTCCAACTCGGTTCGCATTTATTCAGGGATTACGAAGAAGTGTCGAATATGCCGACGATGGCGTTCCTGATGAATCTGATGCAATTGCAACACTTGAATCCGACGATATCGAACAATGCGATCTATGCACACCCATCACAACATGTCGACCACGGTCTGTCCGAACATACACTCGTTAAGATGGCGAACGGTGATTGGAAACCTCTATCGGATATCCAACTCGGAGACTGTATCGCCGACCCGACCTGTCCAAATTACGGCGACTATCAATATCGCAGTAATTCGAATATGGTGACTGGTATCGTCGAGTTACATGCACCGATTTACACGAAATACATGTGGAACGGCATATTATGTACAGGAAATAGCAAGGTCTATGAAACGGCACTCGGTGTATGGATGAACGTCGAAGTCTCCCTTTCGGCAAAGCGCATGAACATTCATAGTAATCAACCGGGACTTGCCATTCCGCGCCCGTCGGATAATAATCCATTCAATCCATCTCAGACAACGGTACTCCCATCGGACGGTCAAACCGTCCATCTTCGGGATACACAATGTGGATTACGTCATATGATAACGACGTCGGGGTATATGATATTGTATGACCCGGTATTGGACCGCGAAGTCGTATGGCTCGATTTTGAACAAGTCAAGGAACCGATTATCAACGATTGGATTACGGACCGCGTCATTGATGAATTAAATTACAATGAAATAAAAAAGAGTAATTATAGTAGTTCAGCATCGACAACGACAACATCATCATGTTAGAAATATTTGTATATTATTCCGATGCAATTCAACGTATTGCACTGTACCTCTTAGTCGCACTCGTCGTCTATATGTGGATTGCAAAAGACTATTTTCGTTCCTATGTAATGGAAAACCGACAGGTATTGCAGAGTGACCCGACCACTATTCCGATTGTGGTATTTTACGACAAGTTGTATGAACCGGGTAACAATACATCGTTCTTATCGGCATTCATCGAAATGCTCTATGCAATCGTCCGCGAAGTATTTATGCAACTCATGAAACCCTTGTATGCAATCGGCAAAATGTATATCCGGATGTTCGAGGTATTCCGAGAGATTATCAATACCATTCGAAAACAGATAATGATGCTACGTCAGGTCTTGACGAATATATTCCGCGACATCTACAATCGTCTCGAAGTCGGTATGGCATCGATTAACTTTCTCTTTTTCAAATTACGCGATACGATGAAGCGTATCTATGCGACGTCGAAGATGATGACATTTGTCGCACAACACACAATCAATTTCCTTGAAGCAATGATGGGGTCCGATATCGGTCGTCTAGGTCGTCTTGTTGGCGATAATGGGATTGCCGTCTCCGTATTGGGTGCTCCGGCGGGTCTCGGTGGTCGATGGTGGTCCGGTGCAAATGCATTTCCTGCATGTTTCGACCCGAATACGCGTACCTATGTACAATCGCCAAACTACCGTCATATTAATCAGACCCTCTATATGCACCAGGTGGAATTGGGTCATCGTCTTGTTCATGTGAAAGACGATTCGGTTCATACGGTAGTTGCGACGATACGTTTCCGTCCGAATATCATCCGCTATACATCGTCACGTCATATTCCATCCTTATATTGCATGTATAATATCGGTGGAATCGTAGTGAGCGGGTCCCATTCAATCCATCTATCGGACAGTTGTATCCGACGTGTGTCGAACGATGACCGGTCAGAATTATTAAAAGAATATACACCTTCGTCTCTAATCCATGGCATTCAGTCCTTCATCACCGATACAGGGATTATTCCATGCTCGTCCCAAGTTATATTCCGTGATTATCTCGATACACATTCTCCAGATTTCCATGCGAGGTTACGTCGTGAGACAGATGTCGCATTAAATGGTGTGTCGAGCGATACTACATTATCAAATGAATATTATATGAAATGCGCCGATACTTATACCGGATGGTGTACGGTCGCAGGGGTGGATTCACAATGGACTATGAAAAACGGATCGGATGACATTTATGCAACCATACAAATCGCACCAGGTCAATTAGACATGTATGAAATCTCCGGAGTGAGTGGGTTGTTATTTTCCGGCAATACGTGGATTGCAACCCATGGAACGATGTCGGCAGAATGGATACTCGTATCGAGACATCCCGATGCGCGATTTATCGGTAGAAATGATGTGATCGCAAATCATTATATTATGCGAACAAACGTTGTCGAATGGGTAGGAAAGGACGGACGTATTGTTCGAATTCGTGACTTTTTAGAAATGTCCGGTGTCGAATTCCTAGAAGAACAATGTAATGCATTAGAAGAATTCGGATTCCTCGAATAGGATTCTCGAATAGGATTCTCAAAAGGAAATAAAAATCAGTGTTTTATTACCTTTTCATACAATAGAATAATCAATCGTTCCGGTATTCACGAAACACAAGAAATGGACGAAACTTATATGAATGAAATTCGACAATACGGTCGTTTCATTCTCCAACTACTCGGGTATGCAATCGTCGCAATCATTGTGATGGCAATACTCTATCAAGACAAGATACAGCAATACCTGGATGAAAATTGGAATGAGATGCGGTGCGAACCCTACGTCATCCCATTTGCAGGGTTTTCAACGGTTGCACCTGGTGATGACTATATGGATAAAGTCAATAAAAATTTCCAGTATTGCACAGGAACACAAATTAAAACGGCATTTCCATCGCTATTCGAACCATTCATCGCATTTCTTGCCATTATCAAATCCAGTCTTGCAAATGTATCCAACTCGATTAACACATTTCGCAAAGCATTGACAACCATTCGTGTCATGTTTGCGGCTCTTGTAAAGAACACCATAGAAAAAATGGGGAATTCCTACGCAGCTGCACTTTTCCTACAAGAAAAAATGAAGAATATCGTGAAACGCCAAGCCGCGACGGTTGAAGTCATGCGTCAGTTTCTCACAGCATTCCCGTTCATCATGCAAAGTCTCATGTACGGTCCGATTCCGCGATTTGCAGTATGGTTGAGTCGCTATATGTGGGTTCTAATCAGTTCGATTGTTATCTGTATCTTGTGTAAAGTCGGCGGTCCCTTTGTCATGCCGTTCGCGTGTCCCGCATGTGCGATTTGTTTCACACCAACGAGTACAGTCGGTACGGGTTCCTATCGTAAATCAATACGCACTGTCGATATAGGAAATCATCTTGATAATGGAACACGTGTGACGGGTGTCATCTATTTCGGTCCGACGACCGTGTCCTCATCGAGTGCGCATCTGATTCAAAATATGCAAATGTTGTATCCGCTACACGACGGCATCGATGGAAAGTATGGACAACCGATGACCTTCTTGAATCCGTCCGATGCATTAACATTTCCACATTCAGCGAATCGCTCATCACAAACTTGGGTCACTGGGTCACATGCAATTTTCGATTCCACAGAAAATCGATGGACTCGAATGTCAGTATGGGCGAAACGTCGGAATATTAAACCAGTCATTGGATATGAACCGCTTATCTGTCTCATCACATCGAACCATACAATTCCTGTAGGCGAAAAACTTTGTGGCGACTATGATGAAGTATCGGATACAAAGGTATTACATGCGCTCTGCTATCAACGTCAGTGTATTCGAAATAACTATACGTGTTCGGATGATGAAATCGTCGATTATGTGACACGTGTAGAAAAACAACGACGCACACTACATTCTGGTATGACATACGAGCAATTCACGCGTTGGGTTGCCGAATATGACCCGGACTATACATTCCCTGCAAGACCTTCATTGGATACGATTCGTCGTTATTTCTATCAATATGATGCTCCACGTGGTATGAGTCGTCAGAAAAACATCCAGTTTCGTAGTCAATTGCGAGGTTTCCGTATTGACCATGACGATTGTATCAGTTGGTATCGCATTCACGGAGGTATCTTTGCAGGAAATACACTATTAAAATGTCCAAAGACCGGTCAGTGGTTGCGCGTATTCGAATTCAATGAAGCGGTCCGTCTCAACCCAGTGGTTCAGCAATTCACTTTCGATGCATCGTGGATAATCCATGTCTATACCTACAATGGCAACATCGAAATCGGATATGACACCGGTCATGGTACTGGTCATGGCACTGGTCATGGTACTGGACACGGCACCGTAATTGCAGATGCACAAGAAGTCACCGATGAAACATGGACATCCGGTGAATTATCAATACTATCCGATGTTGTAAACCTTCACGTGAAATAATTATACAATTATAAGGTATATATAACAAACAATGGCATCTACCGATACAACGACACCTCCACTGACTGTGAATGGCAATGCAGATATGCCAGTAGAAGATACCTACTTGTCTAAATTTATCGAAACCTTGAAAAAGACTTTCTTAATTGTCGGAGTCTTCTTCTCAACGGTTTATATCACCGATGCATTCCGTTCGATTGAAATGAAGATGTTCCACTATGCAATCTATGCAGTTCTTATTACCATTATGATTTCACTCATCGGCGTCGCAGATAAATACGTCTATTCGAATGTACTCATCGGTATCGGTCTCGCATACGGTCTTCTCGTTGTCGATAAACAGATTCTCATACGTTAAACAACAAGCGCGTTACGCACCGGAAAATTAAATATTGGTATATAAATATGTAGGAACCTACTATGCGTTTCCATAATCAAATGCAAAAGTATATTCGTAATACGCCGTCGTATTTACACATTGTTAAAAACTACTTCAATTATGCGATTATCGACCATATTGCCCACCGAAGTTTCGATTATGAACCGTTGATTCGTCGTTATGAAAAATGCGGATTCAAAGTCCAGGATGCGAAATATACATTTCCGTCGATTAACGTTGAAGGAACATGGTTGAAGCATGAAAAGAATAACAGCGTCTATCGCATATTCGTTAGTCAATATATGAAACCGACCGATTATGTTATCCAATCCTACAAGGATTATAAACGGGTACAGGTCGAAAATGATTATGTTGCATGGACGTTATTACACCGGTTCGATATTAACCATATCGCGATTGTCACGGATAACATTCATGACTTGGTATCGAAATTGAAAAAGGACACGGTTGTCCAATTAAATGACCCATCGGACCCTATTAAAATCAGTGCGGACGGTAAATTGTTACAAGCGAGTACGGTTGCCGATAAGATTGAATACCAGTTCCCAAACGGCGAAGTCGAGGAAGTTCCCTATGCATTTGTCGAATTTGTTCAACGTATCGATGGACGCGAAGGTTTTGAATCGGATAATGCACGACAAATTATGAAGAGTACCAATGCCAACGTAGGTATCGATAAAAATCGCTTTTAAAATAATCACAAAACATATCCATATTTGTTTGTGATGATTTATTGTTTCAATGGCATCTATTGTCTATAGATACGACAACGCTTACCAACAACTTGTAAATTTTGTTGTTGTTGATTGCGTTCGTTCCATTTCTTCCAACGACGAACCTCATCTTCGTCTTCACTATCGTCATCCATATCATCGTTCGCGTTGTCGGATTCATAATCTGCGTCTTCTAATATATCACTATCTGGTTCTTCGACTTCGACTTCAGATTCACAACCTTCTTCAACGACGTCGTCCATGTCATCTTCCATATCATTGTCCGATTCAGTCGCATCAGGGTCGTCGTCATTCGGATTCCAATCAGGGTCTTCATGGTCGTTGTCATCATCGTAGTCTTGTTTATTGTTATTAGTTCTATCGCGTTTTGTAAATGTATTTGCTAGAACTTCTGCGATGAATTTTGTATCATCCGAGAATAATGTGATGTCATCAATTGGTTCTTGTTCGACAACACGTGGTGTGTATTGATGGACATAATTTTCACTATGTCCTCCCTTTGCGGAAAAACTGCGGTCAATTGGACGACCACGAGTGAAACGATTATTTGAACCTGGTAAGAATTCAAGATTATCGTAGCGTGTCGGTGGGCGCGATACGCGTCCTGAACGAGTAACAGTTTCGCGTTGTTCTTGTGTTTTTGCGTCTGGTTGTTCGCGTACTTGATTACGTGTATGACGTGGCATTTTCTATCTTTTCTATTTGTTGAAATAAATTTCAATGATTAATGTTCTACAAACATAGTTACTCTTTAATGGGATTTTTGCTGAATTTATATTTATTGTATTACAATTTTGATAAACAATTGTCATCGACATACATCGTCATCTATCACTATCAATAATGGAAACCATGTTACCCGTCATCGAATTTCATCAATGGATACAATCCAAGGACAAGGAACTGGCATCCAAGATGAAATATAGTCGCCATCTATACATCGTTCCACGAGAATATGGTTACATTCTTATAAACGATTGGATACCACGTATCGATGAAATCCGTCGGATTAAAATAAAAACGGAAAAGATGAAAATCGTCTATGAAACGTCAGAAGGCACACGAAAGAAATATTCATACAAGGTATTGTTCGGAACAAGTTCCATCGCAAGTCATCGAATCGACAATAATATTTATGCTTCGCCGGAAACACGATGTCCGCAATGTTCCATTCGACGTGACTTGTCTAGGAATATCATAAGGTAATGCGGATGCGGATGTCATCTGACAATCCTTCGTAAAATATTTTTTATGTTTTACTAATGATTTATATTTCGAGTTCCATCAATGTATAGATAATCAATGCAAAGACGACGGAATGTAACAATAATCCTAACATCGTAGGACATCCATCAACTGCAACAGTCATTATCTTTCCTAACAAGGATTCGACGATGCGATATAAAAAAGGTGATGACACAATTGCAAATACAATTGCGGAAATGATTGCATAACGAATCTTTGACCGTGTATCATTACGGTAATGTTCGATACAACGTTGTTCAATACTTGATTGTTCTGCATGTGTCAATGAGTATTGACGTGACGATGGTTCAAGAGGAATTTCCATTGTTTGATTCATGGATGTATGACTATATGTCTATACCATTTATAGAGAAATTATGACACAATTATGGCGCACAATAATATAACGGTGGGACTTTTACAGACTGTCCTTTTTCATCCACACAGACCAATGTAAATCGATAGATGTCGAATGAACGTATGACAGTTCTTGTTGGTACATTACGTTTCATCCATGTTAGAATATTGGTC